TACAAAATCTGGACGATAATTCTGTGTACGTAATAACACTTGCTCACCTTGAGCAAAGGGACGTTGTAAAATTGTTAGCATATGATTACTTTGGCGCCAATTAAATTCAATATAACTACCAAACATTTTGCCTACTAGCTTTTGATAGCCGGCAAATAGTTCATAAGTTGCTAGGCCGCCCATCATACTTCCAGACATCAAATAAGTGTTAGTGTATGCCAAGTTGAAAGGCTCAAACAATGTTCCGCCTGCGCCTAAACCGCTTCGTGATCCAATAGCACGTCTAAAAATACTTTGTACACTAATAATTTCATCAGGTAGTCGGTACTCGTTTTGATCCTGTATAAGTTCCAAAAAACTGTAACTTTCTTCTACCGAATTGCTACTACGTTGACGAAACTTTGTAATTGCCTTATCTAGTGCTGTTTCGTAGTGCTTAGGGTCAAGCTCTACTTCGATCATGCCGTCGCCCAGCATAGATCTAACGTAATCAAACGCTTTATTTCGTTCTTGTAATGATGTAGGATCTGACATTATTAGTTCTCCAAGTATATTTATGCGGCGATAAATATCATTATGCCACGATTATCCTTATACAAACCCGAACGAGGGCAAGACTACAAGTTTATAGATCGCCAGATTTCTGAAATGTTTCAGGTTGGCGGCACTGATGTATACTTGCACAAATATATAGGTACTGAAACTGTTGATGACAACGGTAATACTATTACTAAAGATATTACACAGATTCAAGATTTAATGTTTTTAGAAAACCGTGATAGGAAATACGGTGAAGAAATTTACAGAATCCGCGGTCTGTATAACGTACAAAATATAGATTTTAATTTAAGCCAATTTGGCTTATTCATAGACAATGATACCTTGTTTATGACTGTGCATATTAATGATTTTATTAACTACATTGGTCGTAAACCTATTACTGGTGATGTTTTAGAATTACCGCATCTTAGAGATCAATTTGCATTAAATGATTATGATATTGCATTACCTCGTTATTATGTTATTGAGGACGTTGGTCGTGCAAGTGAAGGATTTAGTTCTACTTGGTATCCGCATTTGTACAGACTAAAAATGAAAAAGATTACAGATGCACAACAGTTTGCTGATATTCTTAATAAACCCGCACTTGATGCAAACGGTGATCCAAGCAGCCAAACACTTAAAGATTTGCTCAGCACATACAACAATGAGATTGCAGTTAATAATGCTGTTATAACAGAAGCAGAATTGGCGGCGCCAAAAAGTGGATATGAAACAAGACAGTTTTATACACTAGCAGTTGACCCAACTACTGGTAAAACGTTGCTAAACACTGTTGACGAAACAGGTTTACTTGCAAGTGATGGATCAATAAATGTTACTGACGATAATGCAAGACCAATACGAATCGGTTATACCGGTTATTTGTTAGGCGACGGGTCACCGCCAAATGGTTATGAGTTTGGGTTTGGAATACAATTCCCAGACACTGCTGTTAAAGACGATTGGTTTTTAAGAACAGATTTTTTACCTAGTAGATTATTTAGATTTGACGGTGTTCGTTGGGTTAAGGTAGAAGACGGTGTGCGTATGACCACAACCCAAACTGATACTCGTAATACACAAAAAACTAGTTTCATTAATAATACAAACACTAATGTTATTGCTAACGAAACAATTCCAGAGCGACAAAGTCTCAGCAAGGCACTTAAATATAAACCAGAGGCAGATCTATAATGCAACATTTTTACGACGGACAAGTAAGAAGATATATTACACAAACTATTCGTGTATTAAGTAACTTTGTTGTCAAATACGGTGACGGAACACTACATCGTGTACCAGTTGCCTACGGCGATGCTGATAAACAAGCGGCCGCCATTCTTCGACAAAACAGTGAAAACAAGATTAATAGCACGCCAAGAATTGCAGTTTATGTTACTAGCCTTGCATTAGATAGAGATCGCCTAGGTGACTCAACGTATGTTGGTAAAGTGCATATTAGAGAGCGTGACATGGTAGATAGTCAATATACTCATGGCCAAGGTAAAAATTACACCGTTGAGAGATTGATGCCAACTCCATTTAAATTAACAATGAAAGTTGATATTTGGAGCGCCAACACCGATCAAAAATTGCAAATACTTGAACAAATTTTAGTATTATTCAATCCAAGTTTAGAATTACAAACAACAGACAACTATATTGATTGGACTAGTCTAAGTGTTTTAAACTTAAATGATATTGCATGGTCTAGCAGACAGATTCCCGTAGGTGCTCAAGAGTCTCCAATTGATATTGCTACATTAACATTAGACACTCCAATTTATATTAGCGCACCTACTAAGGTTAAACATCTTGGAGTTATTACTAAAATTATCAGTAACATCTGGGAGGGTGCTAATTCAGCGCCAGGTAATTATATTGAAGGATTAGGTAACGATTTGTACGCACCTACTACAAGTTTTTCTTCTTTAATGTCCGAAGATGTTATTACAATTACAGATTATCATATAGAAGTTTATAATAATAGACAAGGGTTAGGGCAAGCTACGTTATTAGGTAAAACAGAAAACGCTTTACCTAGAGAGCCTAGTTTTGAAATTCCAATTAGACAAGGTTCTACTATAAATTGGGAAGAAGCACTATCTGCATATCCTGGAAAGTTTATTGCAGGTTCTAGTAAACTTTACTTATTGCAACCAAATGGTACTGAGATTACAGGAACCGTTGCATTAAATCCGCTAGATCCAACAGTACTATCTGTTACATGGGATCCTGATACGCTAACAAGTAATACAGGTATTGACAGTGCCGGCAATTTAGACAGCGATCCTGGCTACAACGCTGCCGCTAGTTATCGTCCTAGTAGTACAGGAACATTTGACGCCATCATTGACCCTACTACAAAAGGCCCAAGAGGTAACGGATTAGATACTCCTACAGCAGGTATTCGATATTTAATTATTGAAGATATTGGTAATTCTGTAAATGCAAACGGCCCGGATGCTTGGAAATCTGATTTAGGTGCTGATTTTATAGCTCGTGCTAATGATATTATAGAATGGGACGGCACTGCATGGCATGTTATTTTTGATAGCAATCAAGAAACAGATACCATGGTCTGGCAAACTAATATATACACAGGAGTTCAGTACTTGTGGAATGGTGTTTCATGGGTCAAAAGCTTCGAAGGTGATTATAGGGCCGGACAATGGAGACTAGTGCTGTAAAAGATAGAATTATTTGTAGCGGAGCATTATTTTATGCTAAATCTACAAGGCGAGTGTTACTTCTACAAAAAGCTCACGGAAAACATGCAAGCACTTGGGGGCTCGTAGGTGGAACTACTGTAAACGGGGAAAGTCCGTGGCAGGGATTACAGCGTGAAATTGTTGAGGAAATAGGTGCAATGCCTAATGTTATTAAAAATATACCGCTGGAAACATTTGTCAGCAACGATAATGTTTTTAATTTCCATACATACTTGTGTGTTATTAAAGAAGAATTTATACCCATACTAAGTGAAGAACATAGTGCGTGGGCGTGGGCTACTATTGATTATGCTCCTAAACCCTTACACCAAGGTTTGCGAAGTAGTTTTGGTAACAAAACTATTCTTGCTAAATTACAAACTGTTTTTGACGTTGTTGACCTAATATGAAAACACCACCCTGGCTTATTGTACTAGCACTGATCGATCAGGTACCCGAAGAACATAGAGCACCAAACTGGGCCGATAGATTACAAACTTGTTATGATTGTGAACATCTTGTTGAAGTTGCCCTAGTAAAACAACAAGTATGCAACAAATGCCACTGCGTCATGAATAAAAAAGTTACTCTTAAATCATCAACATGCCCGCTTGACAAATGGCATTAACTAACTGAATTATACCATATATACCAATTAGCTCTTGCAAGTTCGTACGCAAGTTGTTTTTCTTCTAACTCCGATGCGCTAGCATCTCTGTTAACATACAGTCCGGACATGTTGCTATATTCTGTAGCGGCTTCTCGATATGCTTTGTACAATAAATCAGGTTCATCGTTTGGTTGAACTGCATGTTTACCAATTGCCTCAGCACATTTTGTTGCCTCTTCAATCCAATTTTTACCTTTAAACCAAGTTAGTAGCGGTCTTCCATCAGCTGTGAGTAAATTTTCCATATGTTATCCTTGTGCCTCTGTCCACGAAATACGAGCTTTAACCGTTGCAGTGTTTACACTTAAATTAGTTGCAAATACTACAAGCAAATCAGGGCCGTCTGGGTAACCATTATTACCGCCTAAAATACTGTTACCTAAATCACGAATAATACTAATATCTTGGTTTGTAATGGCTGCACGACCGTTACCGTCATCAGCATAGAACGAGTACATATTATCGCCGGCTGTTGGTGCAGGGGTCGTACCTTTTATACTATGATCTAAGTATTGACTAATACTACCGTTACCTACCGAGACCCAATTTGATGTTGTTGTAAACAGTGTGCTTTCACTATTAATTTTAATACTAACGCTTAGTGCGTAAGAGGTTACAATACCAACGCTTTTTAATGTAATAGAAGACCTATTGATCAAATTTCTAATTCCAAATTCTCGTCCAATACCATTATCCACCGTAGGGGCTAATCTAATGC